CGATGGTATAAGCATGCTGAGCTGCCTGAACAGGCGGCGTGATCTGCGGCTGCGCTTGCACTGGCTGCGGAACAATTGCCGACTGAGACTGAACGATGCGCGTAGCCGGAGCAGCAGGTTCCGCAGGCGGCGTGATCTGCGGCATAGGTGCCGGATGAACGGTCTGAGGCATAGGTGCCGGCTGAGGTGCGGCAGGCTGAACGGTCTGAGACATAGGTGCCGGCTGAGGTGCGGCAGGCTGAACGGTCTGAGGCATAGGTGCCGGCTGAGGTGCCGGGCTCTTGGACTTGGGCTCCTGTGTCCCTGAGCACTTGCAGGCCATTGCCTGCGCAAGACGATTGATCGCCGCTGACAGATCTTCTGCGACAACCTTGACCACAATTTCAATCATAATGTTTCCTCCGTTTCGTCTTTGCGGATCTCACAATGTGAGGTCCGTGGTGTAATAACGACATCTATTCGTCCGCTCCAATATGGAGCGAAAAACAGCATATTTCAGCGTTTATGGCAGCCGCTCTATAAGCAGAGCGCGCCATAGACGGGCAAACAGTAGAATCAATCCACAAAGCAGCTTCATGCTTTACTTTCCTTCGTCTCTTGCGTGCTGGCTGCCGATCAGGGCCACTGGCCGAGGATCAGGGCCACTGGCCGAGGATCATAGCAGCCAACGCACAAACGAACAATACAAGCCATACTATGAACATCATACCTGCCTGCTGGGATTCTCAACACGAAACTGAAACGCGCCTGTATCCCAGATCTGCCTGCGGTCTACTGAGAAGCCCATCTGTGTGAGCGTGGTCAGCAGCTCGTCCACAAGCGACGAGTCTGTTGCACCATAGGTGCGGCCCTTATCAATCAGGTGCCTGATGATACGGGAGCAGGTGATATCACCAGCTACCCACGAAATGTTCAGCAGCTCTTCAAGCTGCGCTTTTACGTTCTCCATCTCTAAACCTCCTCACTCAGTACCAGTCATGCGGAACCCCGCTGCATCAAGCATGGCATGAATGGCCATGCGCCCCTTCTGTGTCCAACTCATCGTAACGCGTGGTTCTTCGCTGCCATCCACGAAAAGCGTCTTGTATCCGATCCAGCCCTTGTCGCGATGCGCCGAGGCGATGTACCAGCGGTTCCCGCGAATACCATCGCGAATCGCGATGGTATTCTTGTCCTCATCGTCAACATGCTTACTCAGGGCATCCCAAGGGTTGCTGTAACCAAGCACGTTGGCGGCATCTCTGCCGACAAACCATGGATCCTGATTGATCAGGACCGTTCGGACAGATCCCAAATTAGGATGTACGAAAAACATCGGCGTACCATTCGAAATATCCTTCATTACTCTGTACCTCCATACCTTTTGTCGTTTTATGCCCTCAGTGCCTGCCATGCCTTAAATGCATCCATGTTCGCAGGATCCCGGTAGAATGCCTCAGCCGCTTTTCCGAGGCGCCGATAAAAGTACTTCATCTCTGCTGAGTCGATTCTCACCAGATCGATGTCTGTAATGGACACCTTAAAGTCGTTATGTGCATCCATCGCTGAGTGCCTCCATTGTTGATGCCATCAATACTCAAAGTATTGACAGATCGGTCACTGTTGTTACTGCAGGAACCTTGCGGGGTTGACCGCCATTGCTGCGCAGATGTCCAGGAACATCCCCAGCGTCATCCGGATTTTTCCGGAGACGGCCCGGTGAATCAGCGCCTGATCGCATCCAATATTTGCAGCAAGCCGCTTGTACTGAATGCCTGATTCTTCAATGAATGCCCGGAGCGCCTGCCTAACCTCGTCCTCGCGGATTGCTCCGACACGATCGGGCTGATCGACGTAGCCGATGGTGTTTCTTGCTTCCATGAACCAGCCTCCTTTTGTTAAAACTTAAAAATTTCAAGTTTTCCGCCGACGTGGGGATTATAGCACTTGAAATATTCAAGTGTCAACAAAAAATTTTGTATTTTTATACCTGTGGTTTATTGACAACTTAAAATCTTAAATTATAATGGACGATGTACTGAGGATCTAAGATGAACTGAGGCACTGAGAGGAAAGGTGGGGGGGAACACACTATGTGCTTCGCTCAAAGGCTTAAAGATTTAAGAAAAGCCAAAAAGATAAAACAAAAAGAGCTTGGTGAGCTCCTCGGTTACACAGAAGGCGCGATATCCGTCTGGGAACACGGGAGAGCCACCCCTCCAATACCTGTGATAAACGGAATCGCAAGTGTTCTGGGCACCACATCAGATTATCTTCTCGGATACTCCGATGATCCTGAGGACTGGGAAGCCATTGCTGCAGATCTGGATATCCCTCAGGCCATATGGGACATCTCCGAAAATGCCGAAGACGCGGTAAAGCGCTATCAGGCAATACAGGACGATCAGGAAAGAGAAGCAGCTCTATCTCAAAAACGGCACGACCCAACCGAACGCGCTTCTCATGATGGAGGATGGGTGAACAAAATGGGCACCTATCTGGACACCGGCGAGCAGGCAATCATCGACACGTACCGCACGCTGAACGACCCCGGCAAAGAAGCTGCCTATGCAGCCGTTCAGGGCATTGCAGCAAACCCAAAATTCCAGTCAGAGTGTGATAATGCTGGACTGGATTCGGCTCAACAGGCCATATAGGCACCGTTGGAATAAATGACTCAATCTCGTTGATATAGGCTGTTTTGATCAGATTCCCATTTTCTCAAAGCGCTTATTCGCACCCATGTCAAGGATGAAGACAAAGGGGTGTCTGAATTGGGCGCCCCTTGGCGGAATCCAAAATATGCCAGTAATCATGGAAGAAACTCCTTCCCAAAAATGAAAAAGGCGCGCTTCTCTGAGCGCGCCGTGTGATCCGCCTCTATAGCGTCATGAAACGCGACGCTATTTGGCTCCATCTCATGGGAGTAACGAAACGCGACGCTATTTGGCTCCATCTCAATAAAGTAACGAAACATGACGCTATTCGACTCCATCTCAAGGGAGTAACGAAACGCGACTCCCTTCTCGACTGGTCCAATCGACTGGTCCATTTAACCAGTCGAGTCCCTCAGTCAAGCGCGGAACATTCCTCAGAACATTGGCGGAACATTGCTGGAACATTCCCAAAAATGTTCCAAAATCGCACGAAATGTTCCGGAACATCCCAAAAATGTTCCAATTTCTGTTCCGGCCCCTAAACCCTTATATTTATTGACTTCTTTATCTATAGAACATTTGGAACAGTAAATCTAAAGAAATAAAAATATAGGGTTTTAAGGGTAAAACAGGCAGGCACGCAAACGTAAGTACGCGCGTGTACGTACGCGCACGCGCGCGAGAGACCATGTCCTGTCACATCGATATGACATGATGTAGTTTTCGAAACTACATTGTGGATAAATAAAAAAAACTCCCTCCTCCAAAGAGAAGGGAGTGCGGGTGATAATGCTTTGGCGATCCGAATACGTGAGAGCCGGTCTACCGCCAAGGCTTATACGAGGTATATATGGCTGGAAAGAAGAAAGGCACCGGCAATACAGCCGTTGTCTATGCGAGATACTCGTCGCATGCACAGACAGAGCAGTCTATCGAAGGCCAGATCAAGGCCGCGGATGCCTATGCAAAGGAAAAGGGCTATCAGATCATCGAATATTACATTGACAGAGCCATCTCGGGAAGGACGGACAACCGCCCGGCGTTCCAGAAGATGCTGCACGACTCTGCTGGCGGCGCCTTCGACGTCGTCGTCACATGGAAGATCGATCGTATCGGCCGCAACCGCGAAGACGTTGCTCTGAACAGGCATCTCCTGCGGCAGAATGGTGTGCGCATTGAATATGTGGCAGAGGCGCTGCCGGAAGGCAATGAATCGGTCATCCTCGAGGCGCTTCTGGAAGGCATGGCGGAATATTACTCGCTGCAGCTGGCAACGAATGTAAAGCGCGGCATGAGGCTGTATGCATCGCAGGCAAAGCACACTGGTGGAACCATACCCTATGGGTACCGCGTGGCAGCTGACAGGTCCTATGAGGTGGATCCCGTCACTGGTCCAATCGTCAGGGATATTTTCGACAAGTGTCTGGCAGGCGTATCTACGGATGATATCACTGCATATCTGGGCCGCAAGCAGGCGAAGAACAGCTGTGATCGGCCATTCACCCGGACAAATGTCATATGGATCCTGCATAACGACAAATACATGGGTGTTTACAGATACGGCGACATTGTCATTGAAGGCGGCATGCCGGCGATCGTGACAGAGGAAGAATGGGAGAAGGTACAGAACATCATGAAACGCAATCGCAAACGCCCGTCTGAGGCGCTGAACTACTCGGACTATTTGCTGTCAGGCCGTTTGGTCTGTGGGCTCTGCGGATCGCAGCTGCAGGGAGAATCCTGCCGCAACCATCAGGGCAAGACGTATTACTATTACACCTGCGGCAGCCGGAAGAACCATGGGGACCAGCCTGCCTGTTCGTTGAAACGAATAGTTGCTGCTTCGCTGGATAGCGCAGTTGTTGAGGCGCTGGTTGAGCTTCTCGGTCGTGATGACCTGCTTGGCGTGCTTACCGAGAAAATCTATGAGGCGTACACGGCGGATAAGACTGAGGATGCCGAGCGTCAGGCCGTCGAGCAGCAGCTTGCAGACGTCACGGCCCGGATCGCCAATCTGATGAAAGTCGTTGAGCAGGGCCGGGCGGTAGACACGATCCTGAGCCGCATCGACGAGCTGGAGAAGGAGAAGCAGAATCTGGAAGTCGAAATGAAGAAGTATCACGCGCTGGATAAAATGCGCCTGACGCCCGATATGATCCGCTTTTTCCTCGAGAAGATGCGCGAAAAAGCTGCTATTCTCGACGAGGATACGCGTGCGGACCTGATTCGCGCCTTCGTTCATCATGTGGAGGTCTACCCAGACATGATCCACATCTGCTGCAACTATCAGGAGGATGACCGCACAGCCGCCTGCAGGACAAAAAAAAGAACCCCCATCCTCTTGGATGAAGGTTCGCCTGGGTCTAGTTTGGTGGTCCGGACTGGTAAAGACTCGAACCTTTATATCTGCTTCGAATCGGCGTACTTCGTGCTGATTCGAAAAAGGGCCGCATAGTCTGCAGGATTTGCGTCAAATTCAGCCCGTTTTAGCGAGGCTGATAGAATCCCTTCTGAAATATTCAGCCCTTAACAAGGTAAAAATAATGCCGTTCTGATCGATTTGTTTTAAAAATACAAAAAGCGGAGCAGCTTGAAGCCGCTCCGCGTGAATCAGAAGTTCTCCTTGTCCGTTGGATTGTTCAGGATGCCAAAACCGATCAGGATTGTGCCGATTGCATCAAGAACAGTCTTTGCTGTTCCCTGGCTGATGCCCCACTTCTCCGTCAGGCCAAATGCGGACAGGATAGTCCACAGCGCGCCGGCCACAGACACCCAAAGCGCCCAGCTCCTTAAACGATTCTGCTTTACAGTCTTTACCTCTTCCATAGCAGCCACTCTCCTTTCACAGTTTTGAGAAGCTCGTCCATGCGGATGAGCTTCTCAATCATTCTGTCACGATTTCCCAATCGTCGGCGAGCATATCTGCCTGCGATGCCAGCCACCCGATCTGCACGCCGCTGGTTCCCACAAAAGCAAATGCTCGGTTGCCGATCGCGTCATGACGACAATTCACAATCTCGCCCTGCGCGTTCTTGTATGATATGCATGTAGCCAGCTCGACATACTGGCCCTTTCCGTTCCATCCGCTGCGCCGGATCTTTTTGCCCTGCCTGGCGCAGTCGATTGCAGTTCCAAATACCATAGTCTATCCTCCCACAGTCTGTCTGGCGCCCCAGTTGCCCGACGGTGTGCTGGGCAGGTCCAGCAGATCCTGCTTGTAGTTCTTGTAAAGTGAATTGCGTCCCCTGGATATGTACCGGTCGTACATGTTGGTCAGGTTTTCTTTGTCGCCCGGTGGGCAGTATCCAAGGGACATATAGTGGTCGTGGCCCTGCTGCAGCCGATCGTGCTGCAAATATCCTACGTCAGCAGCCACCTCATCGATATCGGATTTAAGCTGCGAGATCTCCTGGCTTATGCCCTCGATCTTCCCCATCATCTGCTTTTGGTACTCGTCACGCGCTTCCTGCGCCTTTTTCCGTCGATTGATAATTGGGAAGATCAGCCACTTGTACAGGACACCGCCAAGACCTATCACCGCAGCAATATAACCCCACCAGACGACCAGCCAGTCTCCTACTGCCTTAATGCTATGCATTGGCGGCCCTCCTCTCTAGGCATGCGTACTGAATTCCAGATTCTGGCCAGAAATGCGTACGTTTGTGATCTTGCGGTAGATGTCGACGTACATCTCATCTTTTGCAAGATTGTACGTCACCTCCGGATAATAGGGCCCCAGCTCTGGTGCATAAAGTGTGCACTTTTTATAGCCAAGCTCGTGGGCAAACCACACAAACTGCAGGTTTTCGTGGGTTGTGTCAATGCCGTGACTATCCTTCAAAACCTTGACAACCGCGTTTTTCGCAGCTTTTTCGAATTCGTAAGACGTCATATGTCCTCCTTCAGTCCTGAGCGACATGCCAGTGTCCAACCATGATGATGCACTGGCCGCTGTCATTCATAATGGTCGTTGTTCCAGAGTTCGTTGCGTCCAGCGCCGGTGTAGCCCGGTCCTCTGCACCCGGATCGCTCTCACTCTCGATACGGCTGAGATACTGGGCCATTACATACCCGATGCCCTGCTCGCAGGTTACAAAGTCCCATCCACTGGATAGCTCCTTACAGACATCAACTGTGGATCCTCTGGGTATGCTGGCAATCTTCTTGTCGCTTGTTGTTGGGCCAGCCCGGAGATTCAGGTTCCCGCTCTCCGTCATGACTGTAGCCCTGTAAAGCACATCCATCTGCTCGTCCTCTCTGTCTCCATCGTTGGCCGCAGCCACACTGATGTACCGGTGCTCCGCAAGCAATGTCCACTGCCCGTTGATCAAGTCGGTCTCGACCACACCGCCTTTTGCGCTGGACGAGTGGATCACCGTTGTTGGCCCGGTTACCAGTCCGACGTGCTCCGGCTCGTGATCGTAACCAAGCGGTTGCCCTTTAAAGGCAAGCATACCCGGCCGCGGATTGACAATAGACGTGTAAATCGCCGTCAGGTGCCTGTATTTGCCGCTTGATTTGTAACTGGCCCACAGCGCCGGCACATGGGCATCCGTATATGAACGGTCCCCGCCCGGCGCTGTGCGTATGATCTTTTTTATGAAATTGATGCAGTCGAGTTCAGCATAAGGCGTACCGAGAAGCCCCCGACCGACTGCGATCGCATCAGCTGCAGAAATCATGCTGCTGCACCTTACAGACTGTGCTGCTTCGGGTATTCCCTGACTGCATCACGATACTTCTCCGGTACCTGGCTTAAAGACATCTTGCCCTGCAGCACCTGCAGCGCATAGAATTTGACACGCGCATTAGTCATCTTCGAACACCTCCATCAGATCGATAAGAAGCGCTTCTATCGCGTCCAGGCGTTCCGCCTGCGTAACAGGTCGCACTTCAACTGCATGATTGTCATACAGCTCGTCGAAATTGTCGAGAATCATGTCATCACTAAGAGACGTCCTGAAGTAGACCTCGTCGGCCTCCCAGTGCGGCGCCTCTCCATCTTCGGATACCTCGACAATGTTTTTGCGCAGCCAAACGTCTGCAAGTCTGTTGGGAAGACGGCAGATCTCACTGCGGCTGGGCATCTCAGAATATTTAGTTCTCTGCATTTTTGTTCCTTTCTTTTTCCCTGCGGATCTCTTTCCGCATGGCACCACGCGCACGGGTATACACTACATGAGGATGATAGTTCTTGTAGATCCTGGTGTTCGATGAATGATCAATGCAACCCTTGTATGACATGACGCGCTTTGCCTGCCGTGCGGTCAGGCCATCGGGCTCTGAGCGCAGCAGCATGCGCCGGATCCTGACAAAGTCCCTGTCACGGATCGCGACCTTGCCTGACCTGTAGATCAGGAATCCCATTGTGTCTATCGGATGGTCATCAAGTGTCTGCAGATGCCAGTCCGGTTTGATCGCCTGGCCAATCTCGCGTGCACAGTAGTCCGTGATGTGATCAAGCGCCCTGACCATGTCCTTTTTGCTGCTGCCAGTCACAGTGACGTCGTCCATATACCACAGCGAGTGCTTGATCAGTTGGGCGCCGCGACGGTTGTGTAAGCCCATGAGATCACGGTACGCGAAGGACATCAGGTACTGCATTGCCCACTCTGAGGTGAGTGCGCCAATCATGAAGCCTGAATATCCATCAGTCTCGTGCGTAACCAATATCGCGTTCCACAGCCAAAGCAGGTCTTCATTCGCGCAGTCGTGTTCCAGCTTGTTCATGAATTTATTTCTGTCACCATGCTGAAAGCACTTCGCTGCGTCAAGCTTGCCGTGATATTTGCAATCGGACGTATACCGGTACCCGTGGCGGGTGCAGTATTCGATCTTCGCGTTATCGTGCTTTATCCATCCCTGAATCATGCGAACACCATATACAGGACCTCTTTTCGGTATTGATGAGCACTGCTGCGGTGCGATACGCCGTTTCCAGATCTCCGCGGATGCGCCGCGCAGCGCCATGTCATAGATCTGCTGCAACGCAGACTCCCGGCCGATCAGCCGTACCTTACCGGTAGGACCATCTGTGCGTTCACGAATCACCACAGGCTTAAGATCAAGGTGCCTTGATGTGATGGAGTCAACAATGTGCTCACCTATACGAAACACCATCCGGTTGTATTCGTCTATAGGACCATAGAATCCACCTGGGCAGCCGAAGTCCGCCATCAGATGTACAAAGTCATACCGTTTGTAGTGTCTGCCGATGCACTCGCGGATCCACGGATCATAGACCCGTGGATCGCGCATGTTTATATGTTTACAGCTCTTAAGCATGTTATATACTCTCCCTGGCAAGCACGGACTTTCGCTTTCCTACAGGTCCGCCGTATCTTTTGCCGATTTCCCGATCCCGGTGGGGATGCATGCAGCTCAGGCCCTGTTCACTCCGTGTTCTATTTCTGCCTCCGTACAGCTTACTCTCTATATAGTTCATTCTCAGTGCAGCTCCGTCTTCGTACAGCTTACCCTCTATATAGCTCGCTCTCCGTGTAACTCAGTCTCCATATCAGGGCCAGAAAAGGACTCTTTAAGCTGGGAGATGCGGCCGACGATGTTCCAGTTAGCGTTGCTCAGCCCGTTGTTCAGATTAGCGCATGAACGGCCTGTATTCGCAAGACCGTTGTTCAGGTTACCGAAACATTGCCACTCGCCCTGCATGCATCCCGTAGCATTAAAATGCAGAATATAAATCAATGTCCTTCGAAAACTATTCAATAGTACAAGGGGGCGGAGCCCCCTCTGCCCCCTGCGGGGGCATTCACCCCCGATTACCGTTGGGGGAGAGGCGGCCGACGAAGTGCCAGTTAGCGTCGCTCAG